CGTCTCAATATCCATTGGGTTATAAGGTTACCATCCTAGCCTTTCTTAAGGGCCCAATGTGACTGTCATCTTCTACAGGTATTGGTTCACTTTCCAAATTTCCGAAGAACCCGGACCCCCCCACTTGACGCTTGGGGGCAACGGCGCTATTTAAAGTCTGCCACGTAGACTCTCGACCACTTTTCTGACCCGGTCGAGCAAGTCGTATCCCCACTTTACGCGTGGGGCTTAATTTCGTCGTCGCCTTTTATAGTCTGCTCCGATAGACTCCTGACCACATTATCGGCCCTGGTCGGCTGGGGGCACTGTTCAAAAGGCTCAGAGTGCTGCAAGGGCTGCGGGTCCGTAGGTTCTGACGACAGAGACTGCCGAAGCGAGGACATCTGTCCAAGGGAGCTTTCTGACCCTGTCAAGCAAGTCGTTAACGAGATTGGTGGGGGCCGATGGACTGACAGTAGAGACTGACTGCCCAAGGGCTCCTCCAGCGTTTTCAGTGAGCTCGAGGTGGTAGATGACCTCAACTTCAAAATTTTGCCCGGTGTTGGAGGTCGTGACAAAGGCATTTCTCTGACCCTCGAGGTTGAGGGTATCTGCGTTGAAAGTCTTTGAGGAGCTGTAAGCTCCTCCTTGAGAAACGGAGACTCCAACAGAGTAGGCTCCGCCTTCTGCGACTGTATCATAGACCAAGCTGGGACGGAAAGAATACGGGCGAGTGGAGACGGGGGGCACCCTGATGAGGATGCCCCTAGCAGCGTCGCCGGCACCATAAACTTTTGCCTCTGCGAGGTTCGCAGACTGGAGAGCATATGGATATCCGAGGTAGGCTCCAGTACAGAATCCCGTGAAACCAACTCCAAGGGAGATTCCAAGGGTGGTCCACGACGCACCAGGGGTGCAAGTCGTTTGGAGAGATCCAAGAGCCGGGATAAGTGTTGGGGACAATGATTGTCCAGATGGAGCACTCGACACAATAACGTCTCCAGCCAGGCTAAGAGCGGCTGTAACATTCCTAACGCGGACTCCCCAAGACACGATGCGGAACTGAGAACCAATTGAATTAAGATTGACGGCAGAGATAGTTGATCCATACTGTATGGCAGCACCAGCACTGTAATTCAGGTTGGAGGTTGCACCTTGGCCGAGAGACGTGACAAAAGCGCCGCCACTACTAATGGTACTACCGAAAGTAGCAACGCTGAAACAAGGGTGGGGAAAAGCCACGAGGGTATCGCCAACACCTGGCGACCACGCGAAGCGACCCTTGCAAGTAAGAGCAGTGGTCGGGGCGTTGTAAGGATCGGGGATCTTTACCCCAACACAAGCTCTATCGAAAGGATCAACAAGGCTACGGCCGTAAAGGCCGAGAGCAGTAGAATCCGAAAAGAGAGAAGCCTTTGGATGCAACCGAGCGACCTTGACCTTAACTTTGCTTTTGGGTTTAACCACGAGTGCAACTTTCCTCTGCCCTATCTTCTTCATTCCCGATTGTTTTGGTGCGGCCACCCTGCACCAGAGATCACCCGGTACGCGTTCATACGCGCTTCGGGGGCGTGCCGAAGGTCATAATCAAGAGCGTCAAGCAGCTGCTCTTTCATGACCTGGTTTGCTGGAACTTTGTTAAGGAAGGCGAATAGCATCTTCATAGAATTCTTTGGTGCTACCATTCCTGTAACAAAGTCAAAGGAGGTAGAGCAAAACTCCACCACGCTTTCACACCGCTCATACATCTTAACTATGTGTCCATAGTAAGCGTACTTCGCAGGTGCGTCAGTGACGAAGCTCTCCACACAATCATCTCCCATCGTCATTGCGTCCTCAGCCCCAACCAACTTGGCCAGGATGTATCTGAGTTTCGAGTTTGAACTAGAAGTTAGGTACGACCCCGACTTCATCAAGGCGCAAACCTCCTGATCGAAAATTGATCCGTCAGAAAGAACGAAACGGGAGAGACCCAGGCAAAACAACCTGTTCCTTAGCATCCTAGCGTAGAAGGGAGTGCCGTCGCACAACATGACACGAGCATCCGCGTCAAACTCCAACTCCCACGTTTGAATGCTCCAGTCCCAACCGCTGATGTCAGCCTCAGCAGGATTAGGAATGCTTGCAATGTTAGCAGCAAGCTTACGCAAGCCGTCATCATCCAAGCCCATACCAGGCTTACTCGGGATATTATAACAATCCCCAATTTCAGCCTTATTCTGCACACCTGCAAGCATGCGCTCCACGAGGGAATCGATGAGCGAGATGCTTGATATAATCCGCATCCGCCCCTGTTCCACCTTGACCCTGCCATGTGGCTCATTCTTAACGAAGAGCTTCACAGGGTCGACCAAGCCCTCTTCAATGAGATCACCTGCATCCAGAGAGTTTTCCTTGGCGTGGTAGCACGCAAACAAGTCTCGTTCCTTCCCAAGCAGCAACAGTCGCTTATACACCTGAGTCGCGAGAGCATCAACTCCAACACCTGCAATCACATCTGCATTCGATTTATATTGAACCATGAGCGGCAACCCAGGGCTGGCTGTGCCAACAACACCGGAAATTGCTGTTTCAAAGGCCAATCGGAATGCACGACTGCCGGGCCCGAGATCTTGCTCTACGCTGTCAACCCATGCCGGGCAGTCAGTTCTTGGATATCTTGCTTTGACATCCGCGAGGAGCTCGACTTTGACTTCATCTGCTGGAATATGTCCTTTGACAAAGCGTCCAGCTTGGAACGAAGCTGAGATGTACTCATCCTGCGCTGTTCTTCTTGCTGGAGCCCATTCTTTGAGTCCTGGCTCGAGGACTTTCCCTTTGATGCTCCACTCAGTTTCCTTGGGAGGTCCGTGGTGGTCCCGGAGTTGGGTGTATTGCCCTTGGGGGGAGAACATATTGAACCCTGCTCGGGGGCAGGCATTTGGGGCACGATCGAGCCTGGGGGTGAGGCCTTCGGCAGCAAGCTCGAACTGGACTCTTTGATATTCTTCAAGTTCAGCCCCCCCGTAAGTGGTCCAGTGACGTGAGGGCTCCGCGCTTTTAAACGCACAGTTATCTCATCGTCATCAGAGTGCTCCACCTCAGGGTGCTCCGGAATTGAGGCATGCTCATCCTGCCACCGGAGACGATTACGCTTGTCCAGATGAGTATTGTTCTTCATTGCCATATCTGACATGCTCCAGTTCACTGGGGCATCCGGATTGACACCAGAACCAAACTCTTCCTCTGCCTCATCAGCCCACCCGCCAACTCGCATCGGCCCGACAGAAAAGCCAACAGTCCGCCCTTTCACAGATAAAATTCCGTGAGAGGTGCGAATTTGCAAGTCAGCATCTTCGTCGTACTCCCCAGCATCATAGGTCTTGTTCTCCTGCATCTGCGGGGACTCCTCCTGGTATTTCCTCCTCTCAGTGTCCACAAACGTGAGGTACACTGGCTCGAGGGTAGCGCCCAGGTTCTTTCCCGCACCGGGTTCGGCACCCAGGTGAACACCACCAACTACCAAGCGTCCGCAGACGCTGGCAATGACAGGGGCACCTGATGTGCCTGGAGCCGTGGAAGCTGAATACCGAAGAGCGAACGGCTCAGGGAACTCAGCCATAGACCGTGCGGAGCGAAAGGATTCACCCGTTGCCCCAGGGGCGGACACGATCTTCACCACGCCGTTTGGCTTGCCTACAGCCATAACGGTAGACGCGCCGAGAGCAGCCCACGTCTTCTCCGGGAAACGTAATAGTACAATGTCCGAATCCTTGCTTGCCCAAGCTACATCAAAGCTTGAGATGTCAATCACATTCCCGCGGGCGCTACGCAACCGCGGTTTCTCAGATAGGCGCAACTGTTCCACTACATGCCCAGCTGTGAGCAAATAGGTGTTTTGAAGGCCAGTGAACTTGACTCGAGCACCCTGACCCACCAACGTGGTTGAGGACAAGAGCTGTAGTTGGAAGGACGGGCAACTATCTGCCTCAAAGGGACTACACACGGTAGCCATTTCCTTTACTCTTTGTTTCTGTTCAGAGTAAGGGTAGTGGACTGGTGCAGGAATCCCTGTCGCAATCTGCAACTGAGGGCGAGAAGGCCGCCAAAACATGTACAACTCCACAATTGGCCGTAACATCCAACTATACACTTCCACCACCAGCCAAAACGGCAAAGCGAGAGGATACAGGACCCAATTGGTGATCATATTGCCGGCTGAGTTGGCCCATAATACGAGGCAAATGCTCACTCTCAAGATTATCACGGCTAAGATGGAGGCTGTCATGGTAAACATCATCATGCTCACCATACTGGCAACCAGCTTCATTGGCCACGAGGACTTGCTCAGGTGCCCCTGAGCACTTGAGACGAGTAGCAAACCATTCACCACAAGAGTGCTGCAGCAAGTGCGCACGGTAACCGTGAGCACAGGCCAGTACTGCTGAATCATCACTGCAAGAGAGAGAAAGGAATCCCTGAAGCTCCAGCACTGGGCCAGAATCAACAAGAATGTCGCTGTCTTC